GTACATTGTTTTATAGCAGAGCGAGTTACCCCTCTCCTCGTGAAATGCCCAAAAGAATGTCCCTTTACTGTTATCTATGCTTGTATAGTAGGATTTTTGCCATTAGTGGATTTAGGTCGGCAAAAATAAGAAACTTTGTTTCTTGTCTTAGTATACTTAAAGTCTGTAATATTAACTAGAAAGTCGGAGAGATAATGAGCGTAAATTTACCTACCCACTGGAAGACATCTAAAGTAAGAGCTGTAGAGCTTTTAGTGTCTCAACCAAGTGCAAGAATAAAAGATGTTGCAGATGAATCGGGAGTCTCATCAGTAACAATACACAAGTGGTTAAAAGACCCAGAATTTGTAGAAGTTTTTTATCAAAGATATATGATATCATTTGGTTCTAAACTGCCCGCAGTGCTTAGTTCAATGATCAAGGAAGCAGAAGCTGGTAATGTACAAGCTGGTAGACTTGTATTAGAGCATTCGGGTAAGCTAATAAAAAGAGTTGAAGTAGCTAACCACCAAAGTCCTTTTGAAAAATTTTTAAATGCTGAAATTACAGAAGCTGCCGTAATAGAAGAAAATGAAATAATAGAACCTATCACTAACAAACCGCCTTCAGCTATTGAAGCTGTAAAAGTTAAGACTTTCAACGCTGAAGAAATAAAAAATAAAAAAAGAAAAACGGCTAAACAATGGAGAGATAGAGCTAGAGTTGTTGGCATTGCTCTTTTGCCAAAAGGAAGAAAGACCCCCGCTCAGAAAGAAGCCTGGCAAAATCTTGTTGTAGAAAAAGAAAAACAAATCCTTTAACCTATACCCGTTTTTAGATATAGGGTATTTATACCCCTCATACTGTATTTTGATATAGGTAATCATATCTAATGCCTGTAAGTTCAACAATATCAACAACTCCATTTTTAAGCTATGCCCATAATCGGGTTACTATATATAAGTATATATATATACACATTATACTATGTCTACTACCCGTTTACTATTAGCACTTGGTTCACTCTTAGGTATCTCAACTCTTAAAACACCATCCTCAAAAGTTGCTACTATATTATCGGCATCTAAAACTTCTCCTAACTTAAAAGATCGTCTAAATGATGAATGTTTTAACTCTTTACGTATATAACGAACATTGTCTTCGTCTAATTGATGTTTATCTCCACTAATACTTAAAATACCTTTATCTACTTCTATTTTTAAGGCATCTTTTTTTAATGATGGTATTTCAGCAATAATAACTACTGAATTATCGTAATCTGCTACATCTACTCTTGGAAAAGAGCCTTTTTCAAAAGATATTCCACTTTGAAGTGCAAATTCTGGAAATTGTGTACTAAGAATGTCATCAAACATTCTATCAAAGGGTGTTAAAAACTCATCTCGATTGAAATGAAGGGGCACTTTTGCTATTCTCATAATAACTCCTGTATGCTAGTTAATTAAGTTGTCCTCTTCTTGAGCAACAACATACTAGAATATACGGAATTTTAACTTGTTATACTAGAGTTTTTGTGTCTTTTGGCTTTATAATTCGCTGAGATCTGTAAGAATTGCAGCTAGGACACTGGTCTTCAGTTTCACGATCAGCACTAAGTGTTTTCCAGAGCCATGCACAATCTTTGCAAAACCACATAGCTATTTGGTATCTACTCATATTTTTATAATTTCTTCTATATTTAAACTTGCAGGAAGTAATTGGCAGTAACAATACTCTTTACACACGCTCCATCCAGAGCCTGGCATACCTTTTACCTCCCAACCTTCCCAACTATCTACTTGACCAGCTCTACTTTTGCAGTCTGGGCATATGTTTTTAGATACTGCTATCCATTTTAATTCTTTTCCCATCCTTCCACTTCTGCGGAAAGCTTGATTAATTCCTCCCACGACTCCTCGCTTGATTGCATTTTTAAGTTCTCCGAAGATTCTTCCATTTGACTGGAAGTCTGAGTTAATAATGCTAGCAATTGATTGTTGGCTAACTCCACTTCTGACAAGTCTGTTAATCTCCTGTCTAAGTCTTTCACCAAAGATTCGAGTGTCATAAGATATTCCAAGAGCAACGAGAAGCAATAATCCTCTGTCTTTGTCATCTAAAGTTTCCTTATCTATAGTTGCCATAAAATACCTCTAATTTTGTTTGGTATGCAAGAAATGGTTATTTTGAAAGAGCTTTATCTATTTCCAAATCAAACTGTTTATCAATTAATGCTTCAATCTCTTTAGAAGCTCCAATAAAATTTCTTAATTCTGTACCTTTTTTAACTCTGTATAAACCCTCATTATGACCCCACCCGTACTCATTAATGTTTAAAGTATTTTTAGTTGCCTTTAAAGTATTGTACATATCCTTAGTGTTTATTAATGGTTGTCCATTTTCTTTACTCATTGAGATTAGTGTATTGCCATCAATGCTTTTTCTAGTGTTTATGTTTTGCCTTGTACCACCTACAGACCCTTTTGCATACTCACTTAAGTATTTATTTAATAAATCTGGTGTCTTTCTAGATAATTTACTAAAACTAAAGTTTGTTTTTATCTTTAATGCCATCCCAAAACTCTTTTCCTAATTTTTTAGCTTGCAAATACTTATTTTCATTTTCAAACAATATTCGCTCTGCTTGTTTTTCAGCCCATTTTTCTGGGTTATTTATTATCTCTTGAATTGTCCCCTGGAACTTGACTTCCAAATTGTTGATTTTGTCCAGCTCCCTGACGGAATTGATTAAAAATTGACTGTTGCTTTCTTTTTTCATTTGTTTTTCCATTATCATCAATTAGTTTTTGTGCTTGTTTTAAACTAAGATCTTTGTTTTCTCTAACCATTATTTGTGCTTGGGTAGATAAATTATTTTCTAAGTCAAAATTATCTTTTAATATCTGGTCTTGTACTGTTTTAGGGTACTCAACCTCTTCAAAATCTACAGCAAATTCTTCAGGTAAATCTATTCCATTATAAGCTGCTATAACACGCTCTACATCATAGAAATCTTTTTCATACAATCTCCACAATGCAATGTCATCATAATAATCCTCTTTTCTTTCCATATCTTTAATCATAAGAGATATACCACTAGGCACTTCTCCACCTGATTCTGCCCAAGTAATCCATAGATGATTATTCATAGCAATTAATTCCATTTGAAATTTTATATTTTCTATACCTTCAAGAATATTTCCTTGAGGGCTTGTTATGTTGTAAGCACCTTCATCACCCATGTCTAAAATTGTATCTGAACCACTTCTTACTAATGCTTGATCAGAGTTAAGACCTGTTACCCAAGGTTGACCAAACATATTAAATCTCATACCTAAATTCATTTCTGTAAGAGCTATATTTGTTTGCTCATTGCAATTAACTATGTCTGATGCTCCTTCTACAAAGAAAGAATCAATTTGGTCTTCTCTATGTGTAAAAACAAAAGGAATAATACCATATGGGTTCTCTGTTTCTTGTATCATTTTTCCATCTTCGTTCATAATACCATACTTTTCATTATCCCAATATTCCCACTGTAAATTTTCAGCATTTGATAAATCGGCTGTGCTATGTAGTAATGGGTAAATTATAGCACTTGGTTGAAAAGGGTCATCTTCAAAATATGTTTCAAAATAATAGATAGGCCGATATTCAAAAACCCCGTTATCTTTCCAATGGACTCTATTAGCAATTGTACCAATTAACCTAGTCATTCTTTCTGAGTGTTTCATCCTAACATCTTTTGTTACTGTTAGTTCTTCATATCTTTGAGTTCCTGTACCAACATTTCGCTTAGCACCTAAACTATATATCCTACTAATTTTGTTAATAAATTTTCTAGTAAAATTAGTTAAAGTTGGAGGAATTTCATTAAAAGCATCGCCATTAAAATACCTCATAATGTACTGATCTGTTGATACTCCTGAGTAATAATCTAAGTGTTTTCTAATTTCATTCCTCCTAGAGTGAGACATCATAAGTTTTGTCTCTAATAATTTATCTTTTAACATTTTTTCAATCATCTTTGTATCCTTCTCATTTCTTTATTTTTCATTGGGAATCTATTAATTATAAAATATCTAAAAGCATCGTTTCCATGATCATGAAAACCATCTTTTAAAGGTTCTTCTTTAATTGGTTTACCATCTTGTGCTTCAGGGTATCTATATTCCTCAAAGTCTTCAATTACTTCTTTACAATTTTTATGTACATGAATCCTTCTTGTGCCATCAGCACTTTCAAAAAACCCTCTAGTATAAGACACGCTATTAACGATATTGCGACTCATTCTATTTCTTGTAAATAATACTCTCATACCGCTTTTTCTAAATATTTCCATATCCCCAGCCCCACTCTGACCTTGAACATTTGCTCCCGCTGGGTCACCATAGTAAGACATAATTGGGTATCCTTTTATTTTAATCATTTTTATTAAGTCTTCAGTTTTAATATTTTGTTTATGCAATATACAATCAAACACTCTAATATGGTCTATATTGCCGTCAAATTGGGTCTGTATAAAGAGAACTGCTGGTTGCCTATACCCAAAGTCAATTGTACAAAATGTAGGCAAATTAGGGTCATATGGAAAGTCTCCAACATCTAAATCTCTATGAAAATTCCAAACCTTACCTTCAAATACAGAAAACTCTGCCCCAAACTCTTGACCAAAAAGTTCTTTTGACATATTTCTTTTACGCTCTACAATTGCAGGATCTTCTAATCCCAACGGAAATTCATGTTGATTTTTCCATGATGGTGAGGTGTAGCTATTCCATTCTTCATCTTGACTGCCTAATTTATATAAATCATATATCCAATTTCTACCTTCAGGTGTTGTAATAAATAAAACTTTACCTTTTCTACCAGCTACAGTAGGAGATAAATACATATCCCAAATTTTCTTATTCATTTTGGCTACCTCATCAATTACAAGTAGGTCAAGTCCTTCCCCCACTAATGAATCCGCATTGTCTGCCGACATTCCCTCAACAGTAGTTCCCCATTTAAAACGAATGTACATATCTTTTTCAGATGCTTTATCTACATCTTCCCCATGACCTACAACCATTCGTTGCCATATTTCTCTAAATATAAGCCTAGCCTTACGATAAGACATACCTACAACCCAAATTCTTTTATCTGGCTGAGAGGCTACGTAGGTAGCTTCCATAGCACTAGCCCAAGTCTTGCCAAACCTTCTACCACATACAATTACATGAAATCTAGCATCTTGTTTTTTAGGGTAGTGCAAAGCTAGTTGCCCCTCATGTGGTTCATAGTCTAAATAATTAAACCACTTTTTCTTAAATTCGTAATTTTTTTCTTGCATTAGATTACTATTGTAAGTTAGTTTATGATGTATCTATTATGCAAGGGAATCTTGTATAAATTAATCACTCACATAAGAGGTCAAAATGCCAGAAGATGTAACCATCGAGCCAGATGTAAAACAGGAACCCGACACACAAGTCGAAAACAATGTACCGATTTCAAGGTTAAATGAAGTTATTTCAGAAAGAAATCAACTTAGAGAGAATCTTGAGTCTTTTAAAACTAAAGAGGAAGAAGTGCGTAGAGCAAAGCTTCGTGAAGAAGAGAAATGGCAAGAATTAAATACAGATCTTGCTGGTGAAATTGAATCCTATAAACCTTACAAGGAAAGATGGGAAGCAATGGATGCGAGACTTCGTGAAGGTGCTTTAGCTCAACTTCCTGAATCTAAACGAGAAAAATTTGTCAATGTTGAAACCGAAGTTCTTTTAAGCATTATAGAAGAGTTTACTGAACAAGAAAAAGTAAATCCTCCTGATAGACAAGGCACAATACCCACTAAAACGACAACAGATTGGGTTGATATGCCAGATGATGAGCGAAGAAGAAATTGGGGCACAGTATTGCAATCATACATGAAAAGGTAACTTTAAATGGCTAAACATTATCAAGGTAGTCCAGTAACGACTACAACAGATCAGCACTTTATTCCAGAAATTTGGGCTGATGGAATTTATAAATATTTTGAACGTAAAACTGTCTTTCGTGGGTTAGTTGATGACTACTCTGCACTTGTAAGCGGTAAAGGCTATGGAGATGCAATTAACATCCCAGAAATGAGTCTTATTTCAGCTACAGGTAAAGATGCTGGTGCAGATGTAACTTACGATGCAACTGCAACCACAACAACTCAGTTATCAATTAATAAACACAAATACGTAGCAAAATTATTTGAAGATGTAGCATTAATTCAGTCAGAGGCTGATTTAGTGGCTAAGTATTCAAGAATGATGGGTGAGGCTCTTGCTCGTCAAGTTGATGCTGATATTTGGGCTGAGTTAGATGGTCTAAATGATTCTCAAGCTTTGTCTGCTGATGACACTTTAACAGCTGCAGTTTTTGAAGCTGCTCTTGCTGCTCTTGGTGAAGCTGAAATCCCTTATATGGATGGAGAATGTGCAATGGTTGTTAATCCAACTCTGTTTGCTGATATACTTAATCCATCTGCTGGTATCGCTCAATACTTCATTAGAAATGATGCAGTCGGAGAAGGTAACCGAGGACTTAGGTCTGGAATGGTTGGCTCACTTTATGGTATAGATGTATATATGTCTAACACTGTAGCTACTGGCGGTAACGCTTCTGTTATACCTGGAGCTATTTTCCATAAGTCAGCTTGTGCTTTTGCTTCACAACAAGAAGTTAGAGTCCAGAGTGAATACTCTGTCGATGCTCTTGGTACAAAAGTCGTAAGTGACTTGTTGTATGGTGTGAAGTTAATTGACGATTCAGACAATAAAAAAGGTATTAAGTTTACTAACGTAGCTTAAGTCTTTTAACTAACTATTGGGGGCGGTGACGACTGCCCTCAGTAAAAAGAAAGATAAATATGCAATATTGGAAAAAACCTAATAATGGTAGAGTTCAAAGAGTCGAAGACATTGAATTAAAAAAACACCCTGAAAAGTTGTTTGACTTAGAAAACCAAGGTTATGAAAGAATTATGGGTGAAGATGATTTTTCTCCATATAAAAAATCTTTTGTTAAGAAAGCCATTAAAAAATTAAAGAAAAAATAATTCAAGCATAACGATCTCGTTCACGCTTGTGTCATAGCTTAGAGAGGAAGAAAAATGGCAGATACTCATACTTATTCAGTACAAGAAGCACTCAACACAACAGTTGGTGGAGAATGGACAGTGGCATCAGCAGGGACTGCTGGTAGTTCAGCTGACGTAACTAATACAACACATAAAAGTTTAAAATCAGCTACTGGCCTTTTAGGGGTCTATAGTGCTGTTGAAATATATTTTAATTTTTCAGCATCGGCTACAGATGTAAATGCATCAAACGATATGATTATACCTAAAAATACTTTAATGTTTTTAACAGTACCAAGGGGACTAGGGCTAACCATTAGTTTTAATTATAACTCAACCTCAACAACAACGGGTGCAGTAAGATTGGTGGAAGTATAATGATTGGTGGAATGGGGAGTGCCGTAACTCCTGACTTAAGCAAAGGCGGTGAGAT